GCCGCCAAGTAAGCCAGCAATAAGTCTCTCTGTTGTGCCAGCAGATTCTGGCAGTAAAGACGCACCTAATGCAGCACCACCCAAGAATGTTTGGCCTGTGCTTGGCTCAAAGTATGGTTGTACTTGAGTCGAGCTTGTCCCTGGATAACCAGAAATAGCCGCCTGATACTGACCAAGAGCTTGCATAGGTGCTTGTTGCTCAAACTGGAATCTAGCAATGTCACTAGCAAGTTGTTGCTGTGCAAGTTGTTCTCTAGCACCACCGACAGCACCTAGCTGACCAATGTCGTAATATGAAGCCTGTTGTAGTGCTGGAGCTAACCTTAACGCATCTTGCTGTCTAGCACGTTCAGCATTATAGTCACGATATGCAATGTCAGCCGCAACGTTACCAAGGGCGCGAGTCATAACGTCAGCAGCAGCACCAGAACCCAAACGACCACGCTGCGCCAGACCGCTTGTGACTGTTGCTTGCACAGGTTGTAACGCTCTGTTGATAGCTTCACTCAATCCAGGACTACCGCCAAGGAATGTACCACCAAGTACGTCTGTTGCGTATTGCTGTGCAGCCGTTCCAACGGGAGTGCCAGCTAGAGCCTGTTGCTCTCTCATACGCAACGCTTGTTCTGTTTGCGGTGCAAAGCCAACTACTGTCTCACCAGGGTAATACTCCTGTGGGCCTTGCATATACTGGCGATAAGCCTCGCTCATACCATATTGCAGGAATGGTTCTGCAAATGGTGCGGGGGCTGTGCGTGTGATTGTTTCGGTTACACCTGCTGGTTCTGCCATAATCTTATCCTCAAGTTTTCCCTATACTACACAATACAATTAGTTAAATAAAGTGGCACTAGCCAATTACCAAATACCTATAAGTTTTGTCTGCCTCAGTGTTTGGCAGATGTGACAAAGTTGCTGAACCAGTAGTTTGAGAGCTAACATAAAGCTCAAATGCACTGCCAGTTGACTGAGATGGTTGTAACATAGACATCTCGACCATAACAGACGGAGATGATGGTCGTGCGTAAGGCGTTGTCTGCTCTGCCCTTGCAGCAAGACTCACAGAGGTGTCGTCAACAGCAACAACAATCTCAACATAATCACCAGAATCTAATTCAAGTGGATGTGTAACAGAAACAGGCGTAGCTCCAACAGTAGAACCCTGCTTGTCAGAAACACCAAACTGTGCAGTTGTATGAGCTACATTTGTCCCATTAACACGCAACCACATATAAGCATCGTGTATCTGTGATGATGTGTTTGTAAAATCTGCACCAACATGAACATCGTATAAACCTGCGTAATCAACTGTAATTTGATTGCTTGCAAGGCTCATACCATAAGCTATCTCAGATTCCGTAATCGCCAAAACATAAGGCGTATTAGCAGACGCAAATGTTTGCGCTGCATCATCTTCAAACAAACCAAATGGATATTTATTCGATGCCGCCGCGCTCAAGGTAGTTGGCATAAACAAGATAACAGACTCAGCACCTATCCGCTTGTCTGTTATAGTTGTTGTTGTTGCACCACCAGTTGCAAGCGTAAAACTACCAGTAGAGTTAATCTTGCCCTCCATAGCATTATTAACCACCTCAGATATTTCACGAGGAGAGCCGCCTTGGTATGGTAGCTTTCTGTACTGATTGCTCATCTGCGTCCCGTAGTCGTTGCATCAATATCAATGCCCTGCGTCTTCTTCCACTCACCAGTCAAGTTAAGCCTTACCCTGTGATAACGCCCCTCAGAGCGTACAGGAATAAAGTTAGCCTCATTCAAGCTAGAAGCAGAACCAAACGTAAAGGTGTCTATCTGCCTATTACGACTCGCAATTTGCGCCGTAACAGCACCAGTCTCATTTTCACGAAGCGTAACATACGGGATGACGTTTCTAATGAGACTTCTATTGCCCTTGCGAACCTCAAACTCGCCCGTCTCAACAATCGCCGCAAGCGTATCACCCGTGAAAGTTTGGATTTTGTCGTCTTTGCTGGCTGCAAAAACAAACTCACCACCACGATAAACCACCCCATCGAGAGAAGCAGGTAGGACATCCAAGCTACCAAAAGCAGCGTCAAGTTGCTCAAGAGTAAAACCAGCCGTATAAACACCCGCCAAGTGGTCAACGCCAATGTTCGCTGTCGACCACCTATCAAGCGCATAGTTGTAGATAATAAGTCTGTCAGGTACGCCACTAGTTGCCGATGTACTAGCATAAGACCAGATAACCACTTGTCGTAACGGGTCAACAGCCGACGACATATTCTTTGCATAAGCTCCATCCCAATCCTCCAAGAAAAATCTGTTTACCTTTTCAGCACCAATAGGACGAGACTCCTTGCCATCAAACATATAAAAGCCATCGTCAGCTAAGTAAAATACAGCGTGTCCAACATTGGCAACACTGCCTGGCACTTTACAACCTCTGTTCAACTCAACCTTGTCAAACTGAAATATCAAAGGTGAACCAATGTAAGACGCACGAACAATACCTTTTTCTAAAAGTATCGTTGCATACTCGCCGCCAACCAAACCAGTAATGTCACCTAAGTCATCAATGTCTTGAAAGTCGGCCTGTGTCGTAGCACTAACCGCCCAATCTGTTGCGTCACCCAATGCTGACCACTGTGTGCGATATGGCTTAGTGCCATCAGCAGTTGTGTTTGTAAAACCAGTCATCACAAAGTCACGCACAACAGCAATATACTTAGCTTTTGGCGCATCCGCACTTAGGTCAGAAAACAAACCAGAGGCAGCAGCAGTTATCTTTTGTATGGGGTCTGCAAAGTTAGTAGCAACAACAGTCTCACCATACTGAACAAAGCGCACCTTATCCTCTGCGCCAGTGCTGTAGTTGCCAGACTTACTAATATTATCTAGTGAACCATCGGCTGTATCAAACTTATATATCTTTGTTCTGTCAGCCGCATATAAAGCTGTATTGCCATCATCATCACGAGCAGCAAATAAGCCAACAATAGTGTCATCAGCAGTACCGCTAATTGGTGACAAACCCTGAAAGCTCTCATAACCTGTCAAAGACGGAATGACGTTTGTAGCTACAGTTGTGCCAGCATTATTGAAAGCTGACTGGTCTGGTAAAAACTCGCCAAATCTTATCATTGCCTATACCAAACCTCGCTACCTTCACTTACATTTGTCCAAACTTCTGAGCCAGCAGTTACCTCACTCCAAGTCTCACTGCCCTCAGAAACAACGCTCCATGTCTCTCCATCATCTGCCGCTTCAGTCCATGTTTCTGCTCCTTCAGCAACAATAGACCAAAGCTCCCCAAGCACCTCACCTGTTATAACACTTGTTATAACACAGCTAACTGAACCAGCACCACTAGCAGTAAACTGCATAGCACCATCAGCAGTGACAGCCATACTTACAGCACCATCCGCAATAAGTATTGTGTTTACATCAGATGTAGCACTTGCAGAAATATCAACGCCACTACTTACAGTAGAAACTCTAATAGCACTGCCAGACTCAGTAATTGCAACATTTACTGAAGCGTTCATAGCCACGATAAACTGAGCTATAGCAGCAACGCTGGCTGCACCAGTTACAGATGCATCAACGGACTGTATGCGTATGCCATCTGCTGTAACTGTAAATGCAGCCGCTACAGCACTTGCAACTTCTTTAACAATCTCTGCGTCAACAGATTCAGTAATCGCTATGTCTACAGAGGATGCCGCCTCTTTGACAATCTCTGCATCACCTACAACCGCAACGCTTGTGTCAACAGAAGAACCAACTTGACGAACAGGAATAGCAACACCTGCCACTGTAATCGTCGTTGCAGCAGTTCCGTCAAAAACAAATGTAACCTGATTGTCAGATGTAGCTGATACCGAAGCCGACACAGAAGAGGTAGCCTCAAAAAGATTGAGGTTATCCATGTCTTCCAGAGAGCCAAAAGCATCGAGGTCATCAATGCTACCCCAATTATCTAGCTGCTCCAGTGTTGGGCCGAGTATCTCAGCCATTGGACTAAGCCGCAGTTACGTCTAGGTCGCCAGCAGCAATCCGTAGAATGTCACCTGTAGCAATCGTCTTGCTTGATGTAAAAGCACCATGTATCAAAAGATTTCCAGCACTAGCAGCATCAAAGATTCCAAAGTGACTTACTGTTCCCCAGCTACCAGTAGCAGCAGGAAACTCAATAGCAGCAGTGTTGTCAGTTGTACCACCAGCAGCAGCATCAAAAGCCGCAGACTGTCTTGCATAGCCACTGCCAGATAATTCAGTGCCACTATTGTCGTCACCAAAAGAACCAGTGGAAAGGCCAATGTAAACAGTAGACGGGGCTGTGTATGCACCAGTTCCTAGTACATGGTCGAGAATTTCATTCTCTAGGTAATCGCTCATTGCGCTCATGTTAATTCTCCGTAGTCAGACTTCATAAATAAACCAGAGCCAGCGTGTTTGCCTCTTTGCTCTTCACGTTTGATTTCATCAATCGCACGAGTAAATAAAGACTCATACATCTGTGTCTTTTGGTCATCCATAAGATATACACTAGCCGCAGCTAATGCGCCATAGAGGTAAGCATCAGGATGACGAGTCAGTATTATATTAGTGGTATTGCTGTCAGATAAATCTGGCACACCTTCCATATACACAATCTCTGCTGTGTAAGCACTGTCAGGTGTAGGTGCAAACTTAATCTCACCACCAATAATCGTATAAGCACGAGGCTTGCCAGAACCGCCACTAGAGTACAACTCATTCAGTATCTGTGGTGTGTAATACTCCAACACCTCAGTTGGCGTTGTGTTTAGCTTTACCATTCTTATGGAACGCAAATCAGTCGGCAGTGAAACAAAAGCATCGCCGCCTGTCAGTGTGGCTGTAGCACGTTTTTCCTGAGAACGAGCCTCAAGCTCTCTACTCATGCGAGCCTCTGCTATGCTAATAAATTCTGGCAATCTGTCCGTTAGGTCAGTCCTTGCAAGAAAGTTTGCCATAGCTGTCTGAAGTTCTGCATAAGTTGTAATAGCCATTATACGTTACCGCCACTTGTTCTAAAGAACCGATTTTCATAATCATTCAGCCACTTTTTCCAAGCGTTAGGATTATGCTTTGGCTCACCAAACTTCTGTATCAACTCATAATAAAGAGCCGTTGGTATTTCTGCAACCTTCTGTTGATGTCTTTGTGTATCCCCAATCAAAGAACCAGAACGATACTCGTTAGCCTCTTCCTTGTTTTTCTTTAAGAGAGCATCAACATTTTGTGATGTCTCATAAACAAAACCGCCATCTGGATTGTCGTGTACCCACGTTTCCTTACCAGTGACAGCATCCTTTTTAAGTAATCTCTTAGACAAACTTCTCTCCAAAAGTTAGCGGGGGAGAAACTAAGTTCTCCCCCTATCAACTTATGACAAGTTGTAAACAGCACCATGCGCTTTAGGAGCAGATACTTTCAAAGTCCATTCTGTGATGATTTCAAACTTATCAGCATCGCCTATTTTAGCGAGGTCTGTTACTGCAAAGTTACGACCAGGCAGTGTGCAGATAGAAGCATAGTCACTGTCGAGGAGGTAAACTCTGTCTGATGGTGTAAATCTGTCGATAACAACATCAAGCTGACCAAAATCACTCAGGTACAGAGAAACAGAACCAACGATAGCTGCTTCACGAGGAGCAGTGTAGTTAATTTGGTTTGTGCTTACTGAGCCAGAGTTCAAGTCGCTGAAGGCAACTTTTTTGGCAGGTGAAACAACCAGCATGTTTGGCTGACCACCATCTTCGTATGCAGCTTGCATAGCATCGTCAATCATAGCAAGTGTCAGTGCGCGGTCAGTACCATCGTCAGATGGGATGTGTGTACCGAGGCCAACACCAGCATTGAAAGCAGTTTCGTCACCAGCGATGGATACATTTGTAATCCAGCTTGAGAGTGTACCAGCTTTACGAGGGTCAGAGCCAGAGCGAGCTTGTGCAGTTGTGACAGACTTTTCAATGTCACGGCGAAGCTCAAGACCTTTCAGAACTTTCTGATAGGCTGTCTCTTTGTCACGACCAGCTTTATCAACAGCGTTCAGTGTGCCAGAAATTGCAGCATCTTTCTGTGAAATCTGCATGTAGTTTCCGAGACGAACAGTTGAGGTTGGTGTGTCGTAAGTAGCATCAGCACCTTCGTTCTGATAGTTAGTAGCAACAGCAGCAGCCAGTTCTTGTACTTGCCATTCAACAAATACGCCATTTCCTGTCTCTTTGCGAAGAGCAGAAAAAATTGGGGTTTCATCGGGGTCAATCCGAGTGATTACGTCGGCGAGGTCTTCACGCTCACCAACGGCAGTAGTAGTAGTATGTGTAGCCATAATATTTACCTATTTCTTTCCAAAAGATAATCCACAGCAGCATCTTTGCTGCCACTTTTCTTCAGGCGTTCAAAAGCCTGTGATTTGCGCTTTGCAGTTACTTCGGACTTAGGAGTAGGCTTGCCAGACTTAGTTACTTTCGGTGCTTTCCTTACCTTCTTCTGAGCTGCTGGAGCTTTAGCCATCAACTCATCATAAAGATATGCCTTGCGGAGTGTCTCGATAGCGCGACTATCAGAGGCAGTTTGTAGTTCTTGCTCAGTAAAACCAATGCGCTGTGCATACTGAATTACCTGTTGCTTTTCCCTAGTCGCTACTTCTTCATCACGCCACTCTGGAATACGCTCTAGTAAACGCTGTTGCTCTTGCGCGAGATGCTGCTGATGCGCTTGCATCATTTCTTGCTGCCTCTCTTGCTGTACCCGCATCTGCTCTTGCTGAACTTTAGCAAGATTTTCTTTGCGGTCACGAACTGCATCACGTTGCTTTACATATTCCAACGGGTCTTCCGCATAGAGCTTTTCCCAATATTCTTGAGTAGGCTCTTGCACTGTAAGCTGCTGAGACAAGACATTCAAAGCCTGTTCGTACTGCTCACGCTGTTGCGCGATAACTTGGCGTTCAGCTTCAGCTTGCTTTCGCTCGCTTGCAGCTTCCTGCATACGTTTTTGCGCGGCCTGTTCAAGCTGATAGTTCTTGATAAGTTCGTCTGCTGTGACGTTCTTTTCCTCACCATCAATCTTAACAGTGTAATACTCTTCTACGTCATCAGATTCTTCAGAGGCCTCTAAAGGTTGCTCTTCATCATCTTCA